TCTTAGTCCCATCGTTGATTACACGGTCGAGAACCGTAACCGTGTAACCGTAGTAGAGGAGTTCATCGACAACAGCACTGCCGATGAACCCACTTCCTCCAGTCACTAGAACATGTTTCATGCAAAGAAATCTTCAAGAGAGGTTTGATTAGTACCTTTACCAATTTTATTTAGAACTTCTTCTGCTTCATCTGTGAGACCATTGTTTCCAAGATACTCACCCCATTCTTCCGTATCCCACATTCCTGGTGATACTCCGTTCCAGTTTTCTTGCCAGAACGGATGTTCTTTATTGTTTCTGCGCATATAGACGAAGTTCTTACGAGCTTCTTCATACTTCTTAGAGCCACACTCAAGCATCGACTCACGGAAATACATCACGACTGACATACGCTCGAATCCTTCTTCGTAGTCGAAGGCTGGGCTGTTGCTGTGAATACGATGCGCGTTCATCATAATCATGTCGCCAGCACGAATGTCAGCGGCTACCCGAAACTCAGGGAAGCAAAGATAAAAGCCGTCATAATGCTTGCCATTGTCAAGGACGAGAAGATTACTAAAGCCTCGAGGGTTTTCATGTGACTCCCATGATTCGCAGAGATCGCCAACGTCACGATGCGCTGCTGTGCGGAAGTCGCGATTGATTGTTAGAGTTGTATATGGTGTGTTACCAATCTGCCAGTCTTTACCTAGCTTCTGCATTGCTTCCATCTGACCAGCAAAGCGAATCGGAATGTTTTCTTGGAACACGCGCGATGCTTTTTCGAACAGAGGCAGAGCTGATTCATACAGCTCATGATGGCTTGCGCTCCAGCCCGTTTCGCGACAGAATGGAATGCGTGGATAACGATCCATGAATCCACCAACGCCAGAACGAACGCCGTTCGCATAAGTTGTATCTGAGATCATGTCATTCAGAATATGATCTGCTGCCAGCTTACGATCTTTAGAAGTTTTATCCTTCACGGAGTTGTACCAATCGTCGAACACGAAGTCCTTCGACTTGTTTACAATCCAAATCGCACCAGCACCAATTTCACCTTTGTTCTTGTCTGCTCCAGATCCACGACCTTGCAATGGCTTATCTGGAGTTGTGCTGTAGATTTCATGCAGCATATCTTCGCCAGTAATAGAAAGTGGCGAACCCTTAGCCATATACTGAAGAACAGCCTTTTCACGCTGCGTTACCCAGCGACGAGAACCTTCGCCGTCTGGCAACTTCTGATAAGCTGTGTCGCGCTCAATACCAGCAGCAAGTCCACGATTATCAGACATGATCGCACCAGAACGAAGAGCAGTATAAGCTGCGTCTGTCATTTCCTTCGAGAACACACCCTTACGAAACTTGCATAGCAAATTCTTTTCAGAGTGAGTTTCGCCGTTTGCGACTTGCAAAGGAGTCAATGGTTCATAAACGTCAGTATCTTCAGTCAGCACTAGATCATAGCAATCATGATCTAGGAACTTACCTAGCATATAATCCATCTTGTTAAGATTAGAGTGTTCGAGATAGATTTTCTTTACCATAGGCCTCTCCTCCTAAAACTGTTATCTCTATGTATGCTTCAGGAGATTTTCATATGTGTTGAAATAGACGTTTTCACCAGCAATCTTAGTCACATTTTGGATACTAGGGAAAATAAAAATGAAATCAACTTCTGGATGCTTTCGCACGAGCCACTGAAGATAGTTTACACGACCAGGATTGTCTCCCGCGCTCGCGCGAGTATCAGCACCGTAGTTGTCAGTGCCATCATAGATATTAGAAAGTAGCTGATTACCATCTTGAATTAGAAAATCGAAACCAAGACAGATAATCTGATTGTATTCCATCTTGATCGCTTCGCGCATAGCGTTCATGCCAGCATTACTACGAGGACGACCAATGTTACATTCAGAAGGTTCCCAACGTTCATCAATCGGTGGTACGATGAAACGCTTCGAAGGGAAGTCGCTGCTTTCTATCTCGGTAATGATACCATCATCAATACTAACGAGGAAATCAGGAAAAGACCTGTCAGGATAATCACGATAAAGCGCATTGCAACCAAACACCGTTCCATAAGGTTTCAGTTTAGTAAGATCGAATCCCTTGCGACTCGTACCATTACCGATGATAAAAGCTGTGTTCATGCTACTTCTTTCTTAGTAGAACCCTTCGGACGACCGCGCCCACGCTTGACAGGAACTTGAGTTTCATCATACTCGAGAAACGTTGAGTTGTCAAGTTCAACCTCCTGTACAACAGGAGGAAGCGGAGCGACTGGAGTAGCAGTTTGACGACCCCACGCTTCCCACATATTAGGGAATGCTTCAGCAATCGCTTCAGGCATAATCTTGATCTGACGATTCTTCATACGAAGAAGAAGCTTGGCATCACGCGGATCGACTGATTCAAGAATCTGAATGAAAAGCTGTTCGCGCTTGAGCTGATTGACTTGACGACCGTCAGGGCTATCAACGAAGTAAATCAACTTCTTGCATTCGACATAGAAACGACCTTCCTGATCAGTGCTCACTTCGAGCGGTCGATACGGCGGATCACCATCAGGAAGCAACCACTTCACGCCTGGATCCATACCATAACCAAGCACTGCTTTCAGAGCATATGAGCTATAGAGTTTTAGGAAATCGACCTGTCGTTCCTTTGTTGTTTGTGCTTCAATCTTAGCGATAAGATTAGCCATACACTTACTTGTATCAAGCGCCATCAGTATTCTCCTCTGTGTAGTCAATTACATTGATCAACGTTTTCTTTTGTTCTTCAGACCAGCTGCTGAGATAATCATTGTCTTCATCAAATGTCTTGATATATTCTTGTTCGCTGATCTCTCTATGAGAAACGATCACATTACCAAGATGATTCTGACTGAACTCTTTAAAACCAAGATCATGTTCACGCCAGACAACTTCATCACAAGCATGCTCGATATTGTCTTCTACTTCTACAACGTATCGAACACGATGCTGTGAGATCGTTTCAACTAAGACCAGCTTCTTCATTAGATATCGCCTTCTTTGCGATTTTCGGAATAGTATGCGTCGAACTTGCCGCCAGGATAACGAGCTTCGAGCTTGCTCACGTTTTCAGCAACGACTTCATTCGGATCTAGATCAAGAGCATTACAAGCATTGATCCAATACCAAATGACATCGCCAAGTTCTTTCTTAAGATGCTGACGAGTTTCTTCCGTGAAGGGTTTACCTTGGAAAAACACTTTCTTGACAATCTCCTGTGCTTCGCCAGCTTCGCTTGTCATACCGATGATAGCTGTCAGAAGCAATGGCGTGTTAAGAGTATCGCTATTGAAATGGACTTCCTTAAGACGTTCAATGAAGTGACCAATTTCGCGACTTTCTTTACTCGTGACAGCCATAACAAACGAAGCATACTTTTCTAGATCAATCATAACCTTGTCATACTCCCTATTGTGATAGTCTAAATCTGGAACGGTGATAATCACCGACGACCACCATTGTAAACAATGGCGTAACACTCATACTCTTTCTTACCATCATCCAAACATTGTTTGTAGTGTATAGCGGTACGTTCTGACGATTGTATGATGACCACTCCAATAAGAAAGAACATCGTGCCGAGAAATGAAAGCATGATCTTATTAAAGTGACGATCAAACCAAGTTTCGCGGAAATAAGTCATCACACACTCCAAATCAAAAGGATCATGACTACAGGAACCGCGATAGCATGAAACGCTAACAACGAACGACCAGCCCACACAAGCCATTTGTTAGATGCAATTTCATTTCTAAATGAAATCCCAAAAACAGCAATACAAGCGCCAGTCACGACTAAGGTTAGAATAAGTTGTAAACATTGAATTGGTGTCATATCAAAACTCCGAGATAGCTTCCGTCAGCTGACGCAGACGATGTTCGATGAAATAGTTGAAGATTTTATTGCGAGGATTATACTTGTATGTAGCATACGCATCAACGATCTTTTTCTGCAGATCGTCAGGAATACAATCAAGATCGACCATCATCTTGTTGCGATGATAGTTGCGCAGCATCTCACCTTGACAATATGCTTCAGGCTCCAGCAACGTCCACTCTTCTAGCTTCTTCTTAGGAAGCGGCTTCTGTCGACCACCAGATACGAACGTATCATCAGCTGACAAAAAGTTAGGAACGCCATCACCGCTGTCACCTTGCAAAATATGATACTGTTTGAAACGCTCAGGATTGACATCTGGCGTGATGAACTTCTTAGCGATCGGGGAATACTGCGCGACGTTATCATACTTCTGCAACTGCGCGAAGTCTTTATCACCTGAGATGATAAGTATCTTCTCTGTGACTACGCCATGCTGACCATGGGCATGACATAGAGCGCCGATGATATCGTCAGCTTCTGCACGTTCGAAGCGCAGAACTGGATACGGCATATTCTCTTCTAGCTCGTCGCGAATCTTGTGAAGAGCGTTGAAGATCAACGACCAATCGTGTGAAGACTTTTCGCGCGCCTTCTTGCGACCAGCCTTATAGTGGGGATAGATCTCACGACGCCAGTATGAAGGACCGTCAGCACAGATAACGATCTCACCATACTCAGCGCCAAACTTGCGCTTGTAAAGACGCAAGCTCGACAGAACCATGTGACGAACCATGTCCTCTTCGAGCTTACTGTCATTGTTAGCCAATTGCATCATGATATTGGAAATCATGACTTGGCTGAAATCTACGAGAATCATAACGAACTCCATTGCATGATAGTATCATATACTATCTATGCGTAATTGTCAAGCAGGATCGAACTCGTCGTCATCGTTGTCTGGCGACAACTCAGCTATCGTCTTGACCGTATGTTCCACGACTTCTTGGAACGGATGGTGTAGCCCAAGAGTCATGAGCAACGTTGAACGCAGGGCTTCGACTGTAAAACCAAAGTGCTTGTCGAAGTCTTTGTTGAATATGTCAAAGCCCTGTTGAGCCAACTTGTTTGCGACATGCGTGGCATAAGCATCTGTCACCTCATCAACATATGCTCGTTGAGTTGCTTCACGAACTGCTTCATCTTCTGCTGGCGGAAGAATACGGGAATTCTTCTTAGGAAAGATTACAACGTTGTTATTTGACTGCCCTGAGGATGACGGTGAACTCATTGATACGTCCATTAGGATTAGCTTCTTTCGTCTTGAGATTATCGAACGCGCGTTCTGCTGCTTTAGGTGTTGAACCAGTAAT